AAACTAGTATATAAAAAACTCACTGTATATAATTAGTTTATGTAGACGCGTACAGTCGACGGCCTAGAGACTACATAGACGGAAACTAGGAGGATAATATCATGGCAAAAACAACCTTTGACGGACCGGTAAGATCTTTAAATGGATTTTTAGGAACAGGTCCTAATATGGCTCAATCTATCGGAGCAGGAACAATTGCTGATTCTGCAACTGATATAAATAAATACCAAGGTAAAGTAATAGAAATAGGAAATACAACTACTGTTTTTAATTTACCTGCAATTGTAGGAACTGCTGATTCTAATGTATCAGGACCAGGTGGAGATCCAAACTCTGCAAATAACATCGGAATGAAATATGAGTTCATCATGATTGCAAACTTAACAGGTGGAAATACTTTTACTTTAAATGCAGGAACTGCAGCGGGTCACGCTTCAGCTGATGTATTTAGAGGGATGGCTATCTACAATAATACAGCTACTGATCCAGGAGCGGTGACAGCATTTAATGGAAGTGCAACAGATACTTTAACATTAACTGCAACTACTAAAGGTGGATTAATGGGAGCTCAAATTCAATGTAGAGCAATTTCTGCTTTAAATTGGCAAATAAGTGCACAATTAATTGGTAATGGTGCGTTTGCTAATCCTTGGAGCTAATAGTTAAATAATTTTGTGGGCCTTCGGGCCCACATAAAATTTTAAGGAGAAAATATAAATGACAACATTTGGATCAACACAAGATGGAGTAGCGAGCAACGTAACTACTGAAACTAAAACTATTCAGACTGGTAGAACTAGAGCTTACGGAATACATTATGTTGGAACAGCAACTGGAGGAGTAATAGAATTAAAAGATGGAACAACTTCCAAAGTTAAAATAGATCATGGTCCAGTAGTGGAAACTAAAACTGTAATTTTCCCTACACCTATTTTATTTAAAACTAATCTTAATTCTGTTTTAACCACAGAGCAGGTTACAAAACTAACTGTGTTTCATAGTGGCGGAAGCAACTCGTAGGAGGTTTACGTGGCTTTTTCGGGCACAAGTACATTCGAGAAATTTCTCTCGATCGATGATATTATAACTGAGTCTTTTGAAAGATTAGGATTCTTTGATTACTCAGGTAATGATTTAAGATCAGCAAGACGTTCTTTAAATATAATGTTTCAAGAATGGGACAATAGAGGTTTACATTTTTGGGAAGTTGCAAGAACTGCAATTACACTAGCAGCTAATCAAAACGAATATACAATTTTTAGATCACCATCTGATGGAAATGCTAATGGAATAACTACAACTTTAAGTTCTGGTATTTCATCAAGTGCAACAACTATTCCTGTGGCTTCTACAAAAAACATGAATTCTACAGGTAAGATTAGAATTAATTCTGAAGTAATTATTTATACTTCTATTTCTGGAAATAATATAATTTGTGAAGCTTCTGGTCGAGGAGCAGATGATACAACAGCTGCAGGGCACTCTTCTGGAGATGCAGTTACAAATTTTGTTGATATGGTTTCAGATATTCTTGAAGCTAGTTTCAGAAATACAAGTGATGTAGATACACCTTTATCAAAAATTAACAGATCACAGTATCAAGCTTTTTCAAATAAAATTGCTACAGGACAACCATCACAATATTTTGTTCAAAGATTTATAGATAAAGTTACTATTACTTTATATTTAACACCAGGCAGTACACAAGCTGGAAACTACATTTATTTTTATTATGTTAAAAGAATTCAAGATGCAGGTAAATATACTAATGAAGCTGATGTAGTTAATAGATTTGTACCGTGTATGTGTGCAGGATTAGCTTATTATATGGCTATGAAAAAAGCACCACAAAGAATTCAAGAAATGAAATTAATTTATGAGGATGAATTACAAAGAGCATTGCAAGAAGATGGATCACCAGCAAGTGTTTACATTTCACCTAAAACTTATTATCCGGAGATATAATGTCAAAATTTGCAAAAGGAAAATACGCACTAGCAATATCAGATAGAAGTGGTCAAGCATTTCCATGGAGAGAAATGGTTACAGAATGGAATGGTGCATTTGTACATCTTTCAGAATATGAACCTAAGCAACCACAGTTAGAGCCAAAACCTTTTGTAGCTGATCCACAAGGATTAGAACAAGCAAGACCTCAAAACTTTCCATCTAATCAAATTGGTGGTGGTAATATGGTTGCTAATTTAACACTACCAGGTGATTTTGCATTTCAAGATTTAAGTAGTGGTAGTATGGTTCCTGAAGATCCTGGACAAATAAATAGTAGAAGAGAAGCTTCAATATCTTTAGGTCAAGTTATAGCCGGTGTTTCTGCAGTAAGCTATGCAGTCACTGTAGCTACAGGGACTTTATATATTGTAGGTGGGACAGGAAATGCTTTTTATCTTGATGCATCAAGAGATATGAGTTTATCAATACCTAAAGATACTGTAATTAAATTTTCACAAGATAATAGTAGTAATGATAATCACCCTTTATTTATTACAACTTCTAACTCAACAAGCATTTCTACTTTAAGAAGTGGAATAGTATCTTCAAATGTTTCTTATTATTTAGATGGCACTAGTAGTGAATCAAATTATACAAACACAACAACTTTTAATGCTGCAAGTGAAAGATATCTAGAATGGACTCCATCTGTTGCAGGAACTTATTACTATGCATGTTATATTCATGGCATAGGTATGGGAGGTATGATACAAATAACATAATGACTTACACAGAATTAGTACAAAAAATTAGAGATTATACGGAAGTTACTTCAACTGTTCTAACCGATACTATCGTAAATGGTTTTATTGAGAATGCAGAATTTAGAATTTTAAGAGATGTTGACTCTGATAATAATAGAAGATATGTGAGTGCTCAGTTAATTGCAGGGACAAGATTTATAGATACACCTGATAATCTATTAGTTATTAGATCGGCTCAAATCGTAGATTCTGATGGAACAGCTAATCCTGATAATAGAGATTTTTTACAATATAGAGATACAAGTTTTATGTCAGAATTTAATAATTTAAACTCTCAAGGGGTGCCTAAATATTACAGTAGCTGGGATGAAGACACGGTAGTTGTGGCTCCTACTCCAGATGCTACTTACACAATTCAGTTAAATTATATCTTGAAACCTGCTGGATTATCGAGTACAGTTTCTACTACATATTTAAGTCTGCAATTTCCCAACGGACTTTTGTATGCATGCCTAGTTGAGGCTTTTAGTTTTTTAAAGGGGCCAAATGATCTCTTGCAATTATACGAAGGAAGGTATAAACAAGCGGTAGAAGGCTTCTCAATAGAACAAATGGGAAGAAGAAGACGAGATGAATATCAAAGTGGTGTTCCTCGTATAGGAAAATAGGAGAAAATAACATGGCTATAACACAAGCAATTGCAAACTCTTTTAAAAAGCAATTATTAGATGGTGACCAAGATTTTACTGCGGCGCCAGCTGGTGATATTTTTAAAATAGCTCTTTATACTTCTTCAGCAACTCTAAACTCAGCTACAACTTCTTTTACAACTGGAAACCAAGTTCCAAACTCGGGACAATATACTTCTGGTGGTGGAAAGTTAGTTAATAACGCAACTTCAATTACAGCTGGTGTAGCAAGAGTAGACTTCGCAGACAGATCGTTTACGAACGTTACTATTACTGCTAGAGGTGCTTTAATCTATAACACATCGTTCTCAAATTCAGCGGTGGCAGTTTTAGATTTTGGAGCAGATAAAACAGCTACGTCTGGAGTTTTTACAATTCAGTTTCCGGCTAATACATCAACAGCAGCGATTCTAAGGATCTCTGGTTAATCGTAGGAGGTAAACTCCTATGAGTGGATCAGGAACTTGGGGCGTCGGCACTTGGGGTCAAAACCAATGGAATGATTTAGCAGACCCAACTTTTACAGTTACGGGTATTGCCCTCACTGCGTCTTTAGGTGACGAAACAACTGTCGGTGAAATCAACACTGGTTGGGGTAGAGCCGGTTGGAATGATTTTGCGTGGGGTATTGCAGGAAATCTTATAGCTCCTGGTGATGCTGTTACAGCTACTTTAGGAACTGTTGTAGCATCTATTGATGTATCTACTGGTCCATCTACAAATAATAATCAACTTATTACAACCACACTTAACGATGTAACAATCGATATTCAAACAAAAGCATTTCCAACTGGTCAACCATTAACTGGAGCTTTAGGAACAGCTGACGCTGGTCCTGATGCAATGGCTACAGGTAATGCAATGTCTATGGGTCTTGGAACTATAGACGCGTTTAACCAAACAGGTTGGGGCAGACAAGGTTGGAATGTAAACGCATGGGGAGTTGAAGGTCAGTTTGCAAATGTTACTTTAACAGGTATTGCAATGACAGCTGCTGCTGGAACATTAGCAATGACTGGTAATGCTAATTTAACTCTTAATACTTT